GCAAGGCTAAAGCCCCCTATGCCACTGCATAGGTCAACGTGTCTCAGCATAGGTGCTCTCCTATTAATTTAGATTAAAATTGTGATGTCTGGTCAAAGTCGTTGAGACGTCCGGTGTCTCGATCGTAGGCTAGGTTTCCAGCGTGTCCGACTTCCCCGGTGTGTCTGTTTTTCAAGACAACTATCTCTCTTGTGTCGCCATCGGGCTCATCAGCTGACACTTGCAAGCCGATGCACATATCAGCCAACTGGGCTAGGCTGTGGGAGCCTCTGAGCTGCGATAGGAATACCTTGGCTCCACCCTCATGCCCGGCCTCTGACTGGGACCTCTTTAAGTGGCTTACTAAGATAAGACAGATGTCGAGCTCTTGGACTAATGTCCTTAGCTCAGTCATGATTGTGTCGATCAAACGACGTTCATCAGACACACCAGCTGTCATAGAACTTACTAAGATGCTGACGTGGTCCAGGCATATGAATTTACAATCGAGGACCTGGGCCATGTATCGAATTCTTTTGACGATTGTCTCGAAGTCATTTGAACCGAAGTGGTCGTATAAAAAGATGTCTTTCTCTTTAAATAAGTCGTCGAACCCTGCTTCTATTTCTTCCTTGGTAGCGGCATCCTGATCAACAGTTAGGTTCTTGTTCAAGTGCATACCCACAAGGCCCTGTACGGTTCGCTTTGTGGTCTCCTCAAGCATAATCATGCCACAGTTTTGACCAGCTTGGTGAAGGCTGTAGAAGATCTCTCGAACGAAGGTACTTTTCCCGACACCACTGCCAGCACACACCGTTACCAGGGAACTGGTTCTCAGGCCTTTGGTGATACGATTGAGGCGAGGGTAGGGGTATTCATGGGGGGATAATGCATCCACAAGCCCGACTACGTCTCGGAGATCCGAGGATGTCACGATACCGTCTGGGCGGTAAGCTTTGGCTTGGAAAATGGCATCTATAATTGTTGGCCCTACCCCATCAAGGAGACATTGGTTTGCATCTTTGCTCGGGAGAGTAGCAATGCTAACCGTTCCGAGAGGTAGGGCCTCAGCGACCGCAGTCGCAGCTCGTTGACCCGGTTCATCCGAGTCAAACATCAAGACAATCTCATCGAAGTTCGAGAGATAGTCCCAATTCTTTTGTATCGTTCGTTTTGCTGAAGCAGCCCCGGAGCTTAGTGAAACAACGGGGTAATGATACTTCCTAAATGTTTGGTAAACCGACATGGCGTCGATCTCACCTTCAGTAATTATTATGCGACGACCCGAGCTCCAGAGGTGACTACCAAATAAGGTCATAGACTTACCGTTGCCCAAAATACTGAAGTTCTTATCAGCGTCTTTGATTTTCTGAGCTATGACCTTATGGGAGGAGTCTCTGTATTCAGCTATTTGGACTGGCTTACCCTTATGGGTTCCGACCATGTATCCAAACTTTTGGCATGTTTGTTTCGTTAGTTTTCTACTTTTGAGATCTGAGTAAGTTCCGTAGATCAGCTGAGTAGGCTTACTAATCTCCATTGCATCGAAGTTGTTATCGATTTCTTCTTTTGAATTGACGTGTGCCTGGCACGAGAAGCAATAAGTGTGTCCATCATCATAGATTGCATTTGCATCCGAGCTGCCACAGCCCTCACAAGGTACATGTGTTATGAACTCAGAATCACTCTCGATTACTTCCATTGTGGTCTCTCCCTAAAATTAAAAAGGAGACACCCAAGCGAGAGCTGTGAGGCATAGGCTTGGGTGTCTCCTGGCTCGACGTCCGTTACGCAGCAGAAGCGTTTAATGCTTCCTGTAACCAATCTTGAGGAATAACCTTATGTGCATACTGGAACCCGTGTTTTTCGCAGTATGCCGCATAGGTTGTTGGGCTCTTTTTATATAAGCGAGCCTTTTGGTTACTGAAGACAAAACGGACATCAAGTTCGTCACCGTACTGCTCTTTTAATAGTAGGTGTTTTTGTCTCGATTGTACGTCCCAGATACCCTTGCTTTCTATGTAGAAAAAGCCGCCTATCTTGGGCAGCTTAAAATCAGGGGTGTAGCGACTTTGCCGCTGAGGGACTTGATAGAAATAACGGTCTTTCTCATAAATAACTTCAAGACCAGCTTCTTCTATTTGTTTAGAATGTTTATCCTCGAGGCCAGATCTAAAAGTCCGAGGATTGTGCCGTCGATTGGTCGCCATCCGGTCCTCCCGTCGTCATCTCTCGATCAAATCCATCTGGCTTGTACTCATCTTCAGACTCAAAGCCCTCACTGGAATCTCCACCAGATCCTGGGCCGACTGCCTCGAGTACCTGTATTCGATTGAAGTATAATGAAATGCCTTTGGATGATCCTGAGTATGTGGAAATCTCACCACCAGCTTTTAACAGTGACCCACCCCATAGGGTTGGTTCATCAGTCTCAGTGTGAAGTCTTCCGTTCCAGTTGTGGATACGAGGTTTAAACTTAGAGGTCATTGCCAGGACATATTGCGTCTCGTCATCCTCATTGGTTTTAATTGGGAGTCTTAAGGACTTGGGCCATTTATCTTTGGGTCCAAAGTTCTCTTCACCGACCTTATCAATGCTGGCAGCTATCGCCTTTGCATCAACCTTATCGACCAGTAACTGGACCTTGAATTTACCTTCAGCATCGAACTCGAAATCCGCTGTGTTTAAGTATGGATATTTAGCACGGCCCTTAGGCGTCACGAACTTAGTCTTCGCCATCGTTAGTCTCCTTTTGATTATATATGGAATGCAGATCTACATCGAGCTCTTGAGCTTCTTTGATAATCTGTGGTGGTATTGTCTCTCCCTTAGAAAGTGCCAGGGCAATCTTGCCTAGCACTCGTTCTCTTGGGTGCATGGTTTTCTACTTTTCGGTTTGTGTCTTTTACTAAAGGGTCGTCCAATTAAATTGGGGCCTTAAGAAAAGCAGAAATCACTTTCTTTCACCAAGTCGAGATTTAGGTTTCCTCGCTTGGGTACTGGTAGTAATTTAGTAGTATCTGGATCGTTCAATTGACTTTTAACACTGTCTCGTAACTCAGTAAGTAAACACTGATCTTTATACTGATCGACAAATGCGTCTCTTACATGATGGAACAATTCCCAGGTTTGATCACAGCTGGTCGCAAAGCTGTCATGGATCATCATAAAGTCTGTTATTCCATGATCGAGGCATTGAAGGATTGTTGAAGCCATATGACTGGCGTCGGCTGAATGTACGAAGTTTGCTGCGGCAGAAGACTTTGCCTTGCGCTTATCAATTCTAATGTCTGTCTCGTCCTTCCTACGGATTGAGATCTGACTTGTTTTTGATATCTTAGCTACCCGGTCATGTAAGTGTATTTGAATAATCTGACTACACCACTCTGTGTAATTTTGGACTACTGGAAAACCTACTGGGGTACGCCAGGTCAGGTTAGCACCTTCATGTGCCAGGGAGCTTGCAGCAGACTGTAAAAACTTCATTGCCTGGTTAACACTCGTCACCACTTCCTCGATCTCTTCGAAACTTAGTTTAGCCAGGAATTGACAGTGGCGGTGTTGATCACTTTGAGTGCCAAATGGGTGGCTATCTCTAAGACCTTTGCGTCTTTCTGTGTCCAGAGGGGCCATAAGATCGTCGTACAGCTGGTCTGCCATACCGAAGCGACCACTCGAGTATCCATAGCTTAAACAGTTCCTCTTGACTGTCTTTCGAGTAACTCCGAATTCTTTCCATTTTGAGGCTATTGTCCCGTCCTCTTTTTTCAATCGATCGCCCACTCGATCGGCTACAATCTGATACAGATCAGCCATTTCAGTTGTAGGGACCAGGTTCGACAGCTCTCCGTCGGATTCATTGAGGAGCATAGCTGCGAAATGCTGGATGCCAGAGTTGCTACCGTCCAGGCTCGGGGCTAGGTGACACACATAAGCATCACCTTCATTCAAGTATCCGACATAAGCATTACAAGCAGCTAAGAAAGCAAATGGCTTATCGGCTTGGCTCCAGATGTCGAAAGAGCCTTTGAAGTCTGTACCAACTTTTGTGATTAAATCTTCGTTGTCTTGTGTCCAGGTAGCTCGGTCTTCTAAGGACTCCTTAGAGATCTTATTGAAGTCACCACAATTTGCCAGGTACACAGCCAACCAACCAGCTCCAGTTTCACCCAGGGGTTTGCCATTGCCGAGTTGGATCATAGATCGAATGTGATCTTCTCTGTGGTAATTGAAATGAGACACTGGGTACATTCTGCCTCTGAAGTCAAAACTGAATGGTGTGTAGAAATGATCATACTGAGCCATTTCATGTGCTGTACTGATGTCCTGGTCTAGCTGTATCTGCCCGGCTCTTATTGCTCGATTTGATAGGCTTAAGATCTGCCGTTCAGCTCTTCGGTCAAATTGTACCTGGGGAGTTAATTTTAACCATTCATCTTTGGCTAAAATCTCGGGCATCTCAGTTTCTTTTTTCGAAGGGAACCCTGACAGCATGATTTCTTTTTCCCACAGATGCTCCACAGCCTCGAGGACATACTTATTAATCTGGAGAGGCGTTGCCTGGAGCGCATTAAGTGCCTCGACATATGGTGGTACTTTGCTTCCTTCACATGCATCAAAATCAGACTTAAGCATCTTACGCTGTTTCGCTGAGCTTTTTCGAACAATTGGGACACTCATAGAGAGAGCTAGATCGAGGTATGCTCCTGTTGTGGGGCTCACCCAGGGCCTCGGTGGTACAATCATGGGACCATATGCTGGCTCTGCCCAGCTGGCGTCGTTAGCTTTATCTTTAAAGGTTTGAGTTGCCTCTGAGGTGAGCCCAAGTACTCGTTTGGTCTTTAAAGCAGTTCCAATGTTAAATACCTCAAATAAGTCTGTAGCTGCTAAAACCGCACTAAATATTAGGTTACCAACTTGTACTCTTCGTCGGTCATCCCAGCTCTCAAAGTCAAATCCTTCTTTGGTTGCTGCTTTTAATGAGGCGTGGACTCGTTTGTAGTAAATACTGTGTTCCTTGTTAACCGTACTGGTTATTCTTTTGAACGCCTTTTTATCTAAGGATTGAAACTCGTTAGCCCAAATCTCTAGCTCGACTTTGCGACCAATGAAAATAAGAGTTCCAGTAAGTGCTTTAGATTGGATGCTTGCATCCCAACATGTATTAAGACCAATGTATGCAAGCTTTGCTACGTCAACTTTCTTAATATCTGAAAGGCCAATTGTTGGCTGCCCTCTTTTGGTAGCTTCAACTATCTTCTTTATTTTGTCCTCGAGAAGTGGGACTGCATCCTCGATCATAGAGTGCGCTTGATTATTGGTCTGCGCGGTTTGAGCCTTTTCTGACTTCTTGTTAAACCTTAGCACACCAGTGGAAACCATTTTGATTTCACGTTCTACTTGTAACTGCTCGTTAGTTTTCATCTACTCTCCCTTGTATGTCAAAATCTAGCTGTGCGCTCCGCTGAGCGTTCATTTAGAATAACAGTTATGGAGCTTTTTTGGACTGCTGCCTTGTCCTTGGATAGCTAAATACTAAACCAAGGACTTTGAGCTGTCGCGCACCAAGTTGGCACGATAGGTGCACCAAATTGGTGCAGCTTTTGTATATTTAGTCATTCATGTTCTTGTACTGCTCATGCCAAGAGTCCTCAAAACTAACTAATGATTCGTAGGTTATCATTCTTAATAGTGAGTGGGGGCTGGCAGCGACATACTGACGTCGTAAACGCATGTAGTACGTGTTCACAGTAACATCGGTGGCCAAATAAACACACGTGTCCTTATCAAGTACTTTCTTGATTATCCACTCAGCAGCCAGAGCGTCTTTAATGACTTTCCTTACGGTGGATCGGGCTGTCTTAAATAGTTCACTTAGGTAACCAATTGTAACACCCTTGTTGTCCAACGTGCCTAAGATGAGCGCATAAAGTACTTGCTTTCGAATCGTACTACTGAAGAAGTATTTCACTCTTTTACTTTCGTGAGCGATATCATTTAACTCAGATTTTAGTACTCGAAGGATATCCGCTCGAAGCATATCATGCCGTAAGCCCCCACTAAAAAAGACTGGAGTATCAGGGTTAGGGTTGTCTTCGGTTGGTGGGTTATAAAGTTTAGTGACAGTCCTATGGTAATCATCACGTGCATGGTCACCACGAAGTGGACAGTTATCCACGTCCATATTTGTTGTCCATCGATCTGATTGCGAAACTCTTTCGTGGTCTAAACCTCGGGGGACATGTACGACTTGCTTCCCGTCCATATCCTCAAAGTCATAATTCATTCTTGTAAGTTCCGGGTTGTGTTTATTGTAACTCATTTCTTTCTCTCCCTGTATGGTCTTATTTTGACCAGTTGGACAAATTCTATCATCCAGTGGCCTGTTTGTCGCGCTCAAAGTTGGCGCGTATAAATAGTATTAACTTAATCCATAGCCCACAAAGAATAGGCTATAGGTAAGAACCATAAAGACTACTCCTTCAATTATATCTTTAAACTGCACTGGGCCATACTCCCCAAGACTTCGATAGAGGAACTTGTTCTGTTGGACCTCTTAAGAAGGTCTGGTTAAATGTTGAACAATCTTTTCCTTTATTAGCCCGGACTACTCTTAGGTCTCTTAAGAATATATAAAGGATGTGTCGGACTTTGGCAGAATCATTAAACCCACATCGACGTGCGATCTGTAAAGCTGTCAGTGGCTCGTTAGTTGCCTCTAGAACCCTAATGATCTGATCTCCTCGGACGGTTCTCCTTTGTTTGTGGATGTCGTGCTTCATAGAAGGGAAGGGTGAGCCCTCAGCTTGACGACGCCAGGTGCTACACTCCTTTCTAAAGAGCAACCCAAAGGCTTCCTCGATCTCAGGAGTCCACCTTTGTTGCTCTTTGTCTGTAAATGCTAACTTAGAATTAAACATGTGAAAGGTTCCCTTCGTTTTTATGATGCTGAGCTATTGCATCCATAACTCCTGAGACCACTTCAGATTTTGCGTGGACGTACTTCATTGTAGTCTTAATGTTTCGGTGGCCTAAGACCTTAGAGACGATGCCTAAACTGATGTTCATATCGTTAGACATGATCGAGGCACAGGTATGCCTAAGTGCGTGAAATACGAATTCTTCTGGTTTTGAAATCTTACCCATCCTAAAAAACTCTGCCCTCATCTCATTCCAAACTCTTCTAAAGGTAGAATGGACAAACTTATTACCATTGATTTCCAAGAGTCTTTTGGCGGCAATCTGAGCATTCTCATTTAGTAAAACTTCTACAGCATCTCCGTTCTTAGATTTACCGACATAAAACTTAGTTCCACAGTCTGAGAGTGTTTCAGTGTTTAGCTTTTGAATGTCACCCAGTCGTCTTCCTGTATGGAGACCAAGGATAACGTAACACTTCATCCACTCTTTCCTAGGACCTAAGTAGTCTAAGATCATCTGAAGTTCAGAGTTAGTATAAACTTTTACTCTTCCTTCTTCAGTAGGTAACCAGTCGACTTCTGGAGTATGGTTTATCAACTCAAAAGACTTAGCTTTACCAAAGATCTTCTGAAGAGAAGAAAGATATCTATTTATTGTATTGTCTGAGGACCCTTGGTCCTTCAAGTGGTCCATGAAGTTATAGAAGTCCTGAGGTTTAAACTCATTGATGCCTCTAGAGTCGTGGTCTTTGTACTCACAGAATCTTAGGATCTGTGATTTTACTACCTTGAAGTATGTCTTTTGCTGTTCGCTTTTAGAAGGCCAAAATCTGTGACCGTTGTTGTTGAAGAATTCTCTTAAAGTAATCATTTGCTAACTCCCTTTTTACTAAAGGGTCGTCCAATTAAAATGGCGAGCCCTTGGTTTAGGGAAAAGCTGGGAACGACGATCCGATCAATTGGTCATTAGCTCTTGATATTTAGCGGTGTTTTTAAACAATTGATTAACAGTCAACTGCTCTACCGCTGAGCTACGCCGGAAAATTGGTCGTTTTAGGCTCTTCCAATGAACAATAGATAACTATTTGTGACACGGATTTCAAGTCAATTGTTCACTTTATTTCAATCTTTTTGAGCCTTATAAACAAGGGAAAAGGGCAAATGAACAATTGATGGTAACTAAAGTTGGAAAAAAAAGC